GGATTATTTATGATTCAATGAAAGTAACAAGAAAAATTATAGAAGATTATGACGAGATCACTAACGACAGCAGTAAAGAACGAATTAGCGACAAATGATATTAGACCAGTACACCTTATCACTATTGGTTTTGGTACTCCTGTTAATCTCACAGATTGTTCATTTTCTTTAACATCATCAGTATCAGGATCATCAGTTACATATAGTGCTAGTGATTTTATACTAGGTATATCAAATCACACAGAAGAAACAGATATAACTAAATCAAGTGTTAATATTAATTTATCAGGTGCAGATCAAACATTTATATCAACAGTTTTAAATGAAAATGTTGTTAATGATAGTGTAGATATTTTTAGAGGATTTTTAAATGACTCTAATGCTTTAATAGCAGACCCATTTTTATTATATCGTGGAAAAATAGATAGTTTTGAAATATCTGAAACTGATAATACAAGTGCTGTTGGATTGTCAATAGTTTCTAACTGGGCAGATTTTGAAAAAAAAAATGGTCGTAAAACAAACAATACATCTCAACAAAGATTTTTTAGTTCTGATGTTGGTATGAATTTTAGTTCACAAACAGTTCAAGATATTAAATGGGGTAGAGCATAATGGGTTTTGGTGGATTTGGTGGAATAGTTAAAGCTGTAACTAAAGTTACAGGATTCTTTAAAGACATGAATCCACTTGTATCTTTAGGTGTTACACTATTTTTAGCTTGGGTATTAAGACCAAAAGTTCCTGATATAGAAGATTTTGGTACAAATGAATTTGATGATTTTGAAAGAGGTATATTATTAAATAAACAATCTAATGATGCTAATGTGCCAATTATTTATGGAGAAAGATTGGTGGGTGGTACTAGAATCTTTATGGAAACTTCAGGCACAGATAACACTTATTTATATATGGCAATCGTTATGTCAGAGGGAGAGATTAATTCAATAGAAGAAATTAGAGTTGACGATAAAGTTGTAACATTTGCAAGTTCATTATCTGATGGAACAGAAGTAGAAGTAGGAAGCGGAGATGGTAATTTTTATAAAGATAGTGAAAGTTTAATTAGAATAGAACCACATTTTGGAACAGATAATCAAGCCGCATCTGACTTATTATCTACATTATCATCTTGGGGGAGTAATCATAGATTAAGAGGTCTCTGTTATTTAGCTTTAAGATTTAAATGGAATCAAGACGCATTTACTGGAATACCAAAAGTACAAGCTAAAATAAAAGGTAAAAAAGTAGTATTTTATAATTCAAGTCTTGCGGCTCAAACTGCGGCACACAAAACAAATCCAGCTTGGTGTTTATTAGATTACTTAACAAATGAAAGATATGGAAAAGGAATAGCAATATCTGAAATAGACTTACAATCTTTTTATGATGCTTCAGTAGTTTGTGA